AAGAAAAGGTATATGGCTTAATACCACAACCAATGATTAGATATGATAATTATGAAGAGTTCTCTATTGATATGTCAAAGAATAATATTCAGTTTAGATTAGCTACTAGCTTCCCAGAACTCTTAATTATATTTAGAGATTTACAGTTAGATTTATCTTATCGTTCATTAGGATCAGCACCTTATGGTAATGGCGCACGTACTGCTACGTTACTAGATGATAAAAATATATGGATAAAGACCGTTGATAAATTCATACCAGACGTAGTTGGGTTAGATGGTGAGATACATTATGCAATTAAAGATTCTATTCCTATCCCTACCGATGGTTGTTATATAAAACTTTGCGCTATAATGTCGCTACCTAATCGTATAGTAGGTTTTACATCTACTGGAGTTAATTCATTTGGTATTTCTAAATGGAATCCTACCGGAGCCGTACGTTCACAGTTCTTACAAGAATTATCTAATAAAATCGTAGGAACCGGTGCTAGATATCAAGAATCATTAGAAAGAATGAGACTAAAGAAAAAACCTAATGTTGATATTTATAAGTTCTTATTCGCATTCTTACACCCTAATTCTACTGGATTTTTAAAAGTAAATAAAGCCAGAGCGTTATCATTCGGTAATAAAATAAAAGCTGATGATTCAGAAGCAATTTTCCAATCACAAATGTTTAGGCAAGCCATGATACAAGTAACTAAAATGATGATACCAGAATTAAAAAAGGTAGCAAGAGAAAGATTCCCAGTAACAGCCGTAGTAGAAATGTTGGGGACTGCTTACGATAAAGCATCCGGAACCGATGGTTCCGTTAAGGAGATACTAGAAGTAATGGATAAAGCTATTGCTATGGCTGGATATGAAGAAGAAGTTCATACACAAGATGATAGACCACAATTACCTAGTATTAACTCATTGTCAAATTCTAATACTGGGAAACCATTAGAGATACCAACTGTTTCTGCGAAAACAGAGACAGCTATGCTAGGCGATCCATTAGAAGTTAATGAAGAGATACTAAAAGAACTTCGTAATATTACTAACAGCTTAGATTCCTTTGTACAGTTAGATGCAGAAGAAGAAGAAATAGAGAAACAGAAGAATGAAGAAATTAAAGAATAATGAACATACTCCCAGTTCGTGACCCTTCTAAAATTAATAACCATCTAGCTAAATATCTAGGTAGATGGCAACAAAACAACTCTCCAGAAGATTTAGGCATTACTCGCTTCGTATTCGATTTATATGAAATAAATCGTCAATTAGGTTATCCACCATTAATCAGAGACTTCAAACCAGAATACGGTACTGCTCCTTGGGCAGCCGATGCACTTGCCTCTTGGTTTAAATACGAACCTGGAATGACTAAAGATGATTGGTGCCACGTAGTTGCTACACATAGAGAGGGTTCTAAAACTACCTGGTATTCATTTATACTTCCAGTTTATTTAATGCTAATAGGTCAGCACGGCATATACTTTAATGGTAATCTATTGCCCGAATTTGATTATACAGTATTACGTGGTAAGAATAATAAAGAAGCACAGAAACGTATAATGAATATTAATGGATTCTTTAATCGTCCATTATTAAAAACATTATTCGGTGAACTCAAACCTACATTTAAGGAGGTTCGTGAGAAAGAGGGTAAAGATAGTGGTAGCTTATTAATATTACCTAATGGATATATGTTTGAATGTAGCGGTATTGAACAACCATCAAGAGGATTAAATCTATTTTCTGTTCGCCCTAAGCTATTTATTTTTGATGATGTGCAGAACAAAGAGAATACTAAGACATCAGATAGAAGAAATCAAATAGATGAAGAAGTAATGATGGAATCTTTCGGAGCCGTTGCCGATGAAGGTTCTATGATTTATATTGGTAATAAAGTACATCGATTAGATACGTTGGGAAGATTGCTAGATGAAGAAAATCCTATATGGAAAAAGCACTTTTATACATTAACAGTTAAGAAAAATGCAGATGGCACCACTTCTCCAGGCGTAGGTGATTTAGAAAATGAAGTTCCTCTATGGAATAAGCGTTGGACAATGCAGAAAGTTATTAAGAGACGACATTTTTATGAATCACAACCAAGATTAGGTGGACTACGTGGATTCCTAAAAGAATATTATAACATAATCAAGTCCGATGCTGACTATAAAATTAAATATTACATAGCAGAATACCGTAGAGTACATGGAATTAACTGGTTAGTCTTTAAAAATTCTGATGGATCAGAGAATTATAAGAATATATTCATTACTATGGGACTTGACCCAGCTATTTCAGAGAAAAAGAAGGCTTGTGATAGTGCATTGACTGCCTTAGCTACAGATTCTGCTCATAATCGTTATGTTTTAACTCAAAGATTTGGTAAATGGGATATACATGATAGGTATTTTGATGAATTTTCTGAACATCCTATCCTTTCCGTTACTTCAGATGACTTAGTCAAGATAAAACGTAGAGGTTCAGTAGAAGAATTAGGCAGAATGGCGTTAGAGTTCAATCCCGATGCTATTGATATAGAAGCCGAAGTAGGTCAACAATGGACTTTCTATAATGAAACAGCAGCTTTATTAAAAAAAATAGGTTATCCTAAAGTACCTATTCCAGAGAAAAGTCCATCAGAAGGTAAAGAAGAAAAATTAAAACAAGTTCCATTAATGCACTTTGAAAGCGGTATTTATTATTTACCTGGTAAGATAGATACCGTTACTGGTAAGATCGTTGCTAGAGATGATGTGAAACAATTAGAAAATGATATAACATCTTTCCCAGATTGTCCTAAAGATAGATTAGATTCATTATACTTAGCTGAACAAGTAATACAATTCCCACGTGAAATACCTTATCAACCATTAGGTTATCCTAAAGTAGATTCCGATAAAGAATTAATGCGGAAAATACCAGTTAGAACTGGATTATTAAATGAATATGAAGGTTGGATAACCTCTTAAACATTATTACCCATCTATTGACAAATCCTTAATTTTTACTTATTTTATTCTCTGTAAAATATCCAATTAACTGGAAATCTACAGAGATGCCTAAAGAGTGGTCTGAACAAATCCAAAAAGAAAATTATGTTGACTTCAAGGATAATGCTACTTATCGTTCTGCTTGGGAAAGAGATGCTGTAAGATTTGAAGATTTTAGATATGGTTCACATTTCAGTAGAGCTGAAGAACAAGAAATGTTACTATATCGTCAGGCACCACTTCCTATTTCTGTTACTACAGCTATTTGCGATACAGCAGAATCAATGATGATCGCTTCTAAACCCACCGTTAAAGTCGCCCCTATCATTAATCCATATAATCAACAATTGACAGATCGTTCCCTTAAAGTATCAGAAATATTTAATTATCTCATAACTAAAAGTTGGTATGATTCTCTAGGCGGTTTACAATATGATAAAGTTATTAGAGACTATACTAATGTTGGACATGGTTTATTTTATGTAGTACCACGTAATGAATTTGGGGAATTTACTGTTGATGTTAAACATCTAAACTGGCGATACTTCTATCCACATCCACTTACCAAAAGTTCTTTTTATGATGATTCTGATAATATGATTATTGCTTTCGATATGTCAAAACTAGCAGCTTTCCGTTTTGTACAGGCAATCGAACCCGATATGTCGATGAAAACTTTTGAAGAGAATTATGTAAAAGATGCACCTCGTCCCCCAGCACGATACTTGTCGCAACGTTATATGCCAAGTACTCGTAAAGAAGATTCTATAATGTTCATACAGAAATTAGTTTTAGAAGAACAGTTCATGTATGCCATTATACCAATGATTAAAGAACTTAATTATGATAAAACAGACGTTGGTTATAGAATAACTCAAAGTCTTACTCCAGAATTAATACAAATGGAGAAAGAGGGTAAGATTAAAACTGTAAGTCAACGTAGATTGGTATTAACAGAATATACATCAGTTGGTAAGTTAGGCTATAAAATAGTTTATCCTATTACTGATTACAATATAATCCCATTAGTATATGATCATCGAGATACACCTTATCCATTGGGCAGAGTATGGTATTTATATCCATTACAACGAGCATTAAATAAATTCATTATGGTTGCTCTAGTTAATGGTTCATTAATGAACTCAATGAGAGTTATATATGAAAAGGATTCTATACCTGATTTAGATGAATGGAAACATAATTTTGCTCAACCAGGTGCTATGTTAGCTTGGAGCCAAACATTACCAGGCGTTACTAAACCACCAACAATATTAGAATCTAAACCATTATCCGATGCATGGTTAATGATGCCTAAATATATCACATATATTATGGAATATGTTAGTGGTATATTTGGTGTACAGATGGGTGATAGTAGAGAAACTCCTAATGTGTTTAGTACCGTAGCTTCGTTACAATCGGCTGGTGGTAATAAGATGAATCGTAGATTAGGTCAAGCTGATGCTACTCTATCTAAAGTTGGGCGGTTAATAGGTCAGTACTACAAAGAATATGCTCCACCAAATGGTTTCAGTACAATTATAAATGAAAATGGTGAGATGCAAGCACCACAGACATATAACGTATTGAAAACTAATGAGCAAGATATTACCAAAATTGAGATAGACCCAGAGACAGATTTGTCATTAGGGTTTAAAGATGTTCGTTTTACTTCTCAAGGTTCTAATGGATTTGAAAGCGGTACAGAAGCAGCATTGTTGACTAATCTAGCTACTCAATTAAAGGTTCCACAGCTACTACCTTTGATATTAAAACGTATTAATATACCTGGCGTTGATAAAATTATGAGTCAAATAGATACTATCAATGAACAAAATAGTACTATTGAACAACAGCAAGGTGCTATAAAAGATTTGGAAAGTAAAACACAGATATTAGCTAATCAAATTCAGCAGAAAGGTTTTGAAACTGAGAATGCTAAATTCGCTGCACAATTAAAAGAGTTAATAACAGATATTAAATCAAAAGTAGGAGCAAATAATGGCTGATGAAGCTACAAATAAAGAAGTTGTAATTGAAGAACCACCAAAAGTTAAAAGCGGTATGCAACGTGTAATGGATATTGCTTCTAAAGAACCAGTAGAAACAGTAGTTAAAACTGATGATCAAACTGGTAAAGTTAAAGAAGTTAAACCAACTTATGATTATACCTTTATTAAAGATTTGTCGAAAGATGATCTGACTAAATATGAACCATTAAAAGAAAAATATGGTGAAGAAGTTTATTTCCAACAGGTTACATTAGCTAATGATGTGAAGAAGAACCAACGATTAGTTTCTGAACGTGAGAAAGAACTTAATACTCTAAAATCTGTTAAACCAGAAGAAGAACTAGCTAAACATAGAGAGTTCATAGATGGTCTTAAAAAAGATGGTATAGCCACTTATAAACGATTTCAGAAAGATTTTGATTTACCTGATATTGAGTTTATTGGTAAGCAAATGATTGAAGGTGGTGATGTACAAAGTAGAATGTCCCAATGGCAAGAAACTGAATTGACACCACAGATAGAACAGAAGTTTAAAATTGAACAAGGTACTTTTGTCTATGATCCAGCAGAAGCATATAAAGCTGGTAGTCCCTCATATGAATATCGAGTTGCTACTGAAAAGAAAGAGAAGTTCTTAACATCAGAATATGAAACTCAAAAGACTAGAGAACATGATATTGTTTCTAAAGTGAGACAACAGACTGATACTGATATGAAATTTTTAAGAGAAACTTATTTCCCTACATCTGAATTTGAAGTTAAAGATGATAAGGGACAAGTTGTGAATGCTGAAGAAGCTGTAAAGAAAGCTGACGAGGCTTTTGTTGGTCTATTACAAAAAATAGATGAAAATCAAGAAGCTATGCGAAAAGGTGATTTTAACCCAGAATTAAACCCTTATTCGTTAAGAGTTATATTCAGAGGTATGAATTTTGATGCTTTGACTGAGGCAAAACTTAGTAAACAAGCTAAAGATATTCATACACAATATAACCAAAAAGGTTTATATTTACCTAATGAAAAAAATGAAGTAACGGACGTTACAAAACTGAAAAGTAAATCTATATCAACTTCGATTACTGAAGAACAGAAGAAACATAGTCCGATGCTTCGTAATGTTAGTCAATCGTTAAATCGTTAAAATTAAGGAGAATCAATTATGGCTGGCACAGATGATGCTGTTTATCGTGGATTTTCTGATACTCCACAAATTCAAGACAGACTTCGTATGTATGCTCAAGCTGGCGAACTATTCAGATATTTCGCATTAAGAGAAGTTAATCCATTAACGATTCTAACTGTTATTTCTGAGAAACTTGGAACCGTATCAGCCGATATGTTGACTGATTGGAGATTCCGTTATCAAGAATTTGATGAGTTAGATTATCGTTATAAATTAGCAGCAGCTTCAGCACGACCTGCTTCAGCTTCTTTATTTGATTATGTAAAAGTATCAAATAACTTTGCAGCAGGCTTAAATATTAACCATCGTTTAGCAACAGATACTACTTTCACAAAAGTAGCCGTTACTGCTAATACAGATGTATCAGCAACTTTCAGTCCTTCAACTGGTATTTATCTTCCTGAAGAAGTAAAGATCATTTCTTTCGGTGAACCAGATGCTGGTTTTGAAGGTAACGCTGGTGCAACAGGATTTACTTGGGTAAAAGTAAAAAGATGTCATGCGGTTGCGACTGCCGTTACTGGTCAGTTAATAGCTATTCCGACAGATAGTTATTTAACAATCGTCAATTCAGTTGCTAGGACTAATCAACGTCCTAATCCTCCAGTTTCTAAAAATGGTAACTATCTTGAAAACGTTATTCAGATTACACGTGAATCTTACGGCGTAGGTGAACATCAGACTCAAGGTGGTGGTATTAAAACATTCTTGATGGAGAATGGAGATGCACAACTTGATTTGAATTTCACTCTTAATAAAACTCGATTAATGAAAACTATTGAACGCAGTTTGATTATGGGTAGGAAATCAATGGTAGAAGTTGGTAACGAATCCGAATATGAAACTGGCGGTATTTTAGAGTTCATCCCTTCTGATAATTATATCAATGCTGGCGGTGTATTAAACGTTAGTAGAGTTAATGATATAATTTCTCAAGCACTAGATACTAGCGGTGTAAGAGAACTTTATATGTTTGGTGGTTCATCATTCACTAAATATCTTGCAAGTGCTTATGAAAACAAGAGAGGTTTTGGTGTTAACACTCAACTTTCTGTTAATTACGGATTGCAAGTGTACACGATTGAAGGAACAGGTCGTGATGGTATAGTTTACTATTCCAATGCTCCTATTCTTTCTGAACTTGGTATGGATTCACAAGCTCTTTGTTTGAATCTTACCGAATATAATTATGGAGAGAAATCTAAATATGGTGCTTTCCAAATTGCTGAGAAAGTTCCGATGTCAGATAGACCTGATGGTGAAAAATCTTATGAATCAAATGCTGGTTTTAACGGTATTTGGAGAGAGAT